CCTGCTCATTATCTTTTAGGAACAATTAAATTTCCTGTCAATGTAACTTCGATTCCATTTTCACACTTTCTAAGACTTCCTTTTTCAACCTCAAAATCATTATATTTAAGAGAAATACTATCTCTCCCATTATATTCAGCTACAATTTTTCCATCCAACCATACATAAACGTTTTCATTTTCGCTTATATATGATAATAAATCACTTAATCGCATGAACTATACCTCTTCGCATTCTTTTACCTTTTTAAACTTTCTTCATCTACAATGCAATAACAACCAATCGCATTTCCAACTCTGTCATTATCAATTCCAAGCGATGTAATAATTTCATTGAATGTGCCTTCGCTATAATCTTCTCTGTAGATTTCAAGGTATTTCTGACCTTTGGTTACATAGTTCTCTTCTGTTCTACTTCTAAAACAATCTAAAGCATTTTGCAAGCAATCAGCTTTTCGCTTTGCGTCATTCCAATAAGTAAAATATGTTCCACTTGACCACTGCTGATCTTCAGGCTGCGTTGGATCATAGCCACTTGCAACCGCATACTGTGTATCACTTTCGCTTTGCAGTAAAGCATAATTATCTTTCCGTAATAACTCTGTCCATTTCATGTTCTTACACCTCCTATTCAATCACTTCTACTTCTTCGCTTGATCCAATAAGCATTAAATCTTTCATTGGACAATTTTTATTCAAACAATCTGCTTCAAATATGAATCCATCGTTCGATGTACAGATCCATTCTTCTTTCATATGCTTGAATTTTGTTCCTACTTTAATTTCTCTTGTCTGCACAGTTTTATACCTCCTGTAACTTATTCTCTTTTATTAATCGTTCACGAACCATTCTGTTCAAGTCTTTATTGACTGCTATGATTTTATGAGAAGTTCGATTCATATAAATGAAATGACTTCCCTTGCACCGTGTAAATCTGTATCCATTCTGTAACAGAATCGGTTCAAATTCTCTTAGTTGTTTTGTCTTTCTATATGCCATAATTCATCTGTCCTTTCCTTATTATAATGTGTTTGCCCGTATAGCCTGATAGCATAGCTTCATTTCGCTTTTATCGATGTTTCATTTTCATCACTCGCTTTCTAATATATTATTCGCTTCTTAAAATAATTTTTTTCATTAAAATAGCGACCACAATTATTTTGCAGTCGCTTTAATTTCATTTGCCTTTACCATTGCATTGTTCATGTCAACGCAGATCCCATGACAAGTTCTACGTTCTCCGCATCTTTTACACAATGCATTGAATAATTCGCCTTTTATTTCTCTTTCCATTTAGACCTCTTCTCTTTCTAAAAGTGTTTCGTAATATTCGCTTTCAAAAAGCTGGTATTTTCCATTGATCCAACCCATATAACCATCCGGTACTTCATATCCTTTCATCTATTCTTTCGCCTCTCTTTCTGTTCTCCTTGCTAAATTATTTTCGCTATCTGGGCAAATTCCCATAGCTAATAATGCGTCTTTCGCTGTGCATCCTGTAATAATCGCATAGAATAATGCGTCCCATGATGCTTGATTATCCCGTAATGTTCTTGCCATGATTTTCACTCTCCATTCTATAATAATCCACATGCAGCTAATAATTTCTTTGCAAATGGATGCTTATTTGCTTCGAGTTTGCGTTTTAAGTCTCTGTTGTAACGCTCCTCAAAGTAATCACGCTCTGACTGTGCAATTTCTGCTTCTGGACGATTATCAATAACATCATAACCATCCTTAATGATAATTATCATTTGGTTTTCATCCTCCTTCTGTACTAAAAAAGCGATGCTAACGTCTGTGCTAACATCGCTCTACTCATGTTATGAGTTTTAATTCCGTGTGGTTTCCGTGTTTCTGTTCGGACTGAATAGATCCGTGATGGTTTGCTTGCCTTTGCTACTTCATAATCACAATAGGTTGCGTGAATTTGTTTTGCTTTCTCTGACATTGTTTTTACTTCCTTTCTTATTATTTACCACTCTGCACCGCTGTATCTGACCTGTAAAATAATATCATCAGTTACCTTTTCTGTTCCGTTACTATCTATGAGCATAGATACTACGTCTCCATTTTCATAGTCTTCACAGCCACGAAATTTCCATTTGTTTCCGCTATAATCCTGTACAGTGACAACGTTTTTCTTTTTGTTTACCTTTGTTACTTTCGCTGTCAAAGGATATGTTTTGCTTTCATCTAAATCTTTAAGATGCGGAAGTTTCTCACAGATTTTTGAATATGAATATCCATCTGCCTTATTGAACTGCTTTGTTGTATCGCCAAGCTCAAAGCAGAGATATCCATATTTGTCATAGAAATAACCAGCAATGTCACAGATTGGAATTGCATTTGTGACACTGATCTGCTTTGGAGTTGAGGCATTGACTGTTTGCATTGGTTGCATTGTGCCTACTGTGTAGGATGTAAGGATTGTTGCTGTTGTAAGAATGAGTGATAATAATTTCTTTTTCATATTTATTCTCCTTTTCTGATTGTTTTTGGGTATAAAAATAGCACCCGGAAATTGGGTGCTTGATTGGTGCTGTGTTTTGCAAATTATTCTTCATCAAAATCATAATTTGCGTCTATCAACTGAAATTCATGATCATAATATTTACGAACCTCTGCACAACGGAGTTCATAGTTGCTTCCGTTTGCTGGATAACCTTCAGCCTTACACTGTGAAGCTATTTCCTGGCATTCATCTCTATACTGCTGTTCTAAGTCGCAGATTTTATCTATATCTGCCTTGGTGTAAATTCCTGCATTGAGCATATAACTACGCATTTCTTCTATTGTTGACATAGTTGTTTCCTCCCTTACATTTGTT